GCGCTACGATCTACGAGACGCGCACATGGTGCAAGCACCGACTCTGGTGATCAACGACCTCGAAATCCGCATCGCCGAGCGCAAAGCTGCGCTTGCCCAGCGCCAACACGAGAAGGCGCTCTGGGATGGTGTAGACATCGCTATCCTCTGTATTGAGTTCCTGTCTGTATTCGTAGCCCTGATGTTCGCGGTGGCTGGTAAGCCTGAGGCTGCGTGTGCCGGCCTGTTATTAGCGATCTACCTGAAGATCCGGCGATGAGCGACCTAGTCGAGATCCTCAAAGACCCTGCGACTCGGGCGCAGTACGCGAAGCTGCCTGCGGAGTACAGGGCTGCATTCGAGTGGCGCACTAAGTGGCTGCTGCAGGCGCATCGGTACCAGATCCTGCCCTCGGGCGACTGGTGGGACATCTGGCTGCTACTGGCTGGTCGAGGCGCTGGCAAGACAAGGACGGCTGCGGAACAGCTTGGCTGGTGGGCGTGGCAGCATCCTGAGACCCGCTGGGTTGTGGCGGCTCCGACCTCCTCTGATGTGCGCTCGACCTGCTTTGAGGGCGACTCAGGTCTGCTCTCAGTGATCCCGAGCGTGCTGATCAAAGACTACAACAAGGCGCTGCATGAGCTCGTGTTGATCAACGGCTCCCTGATCAAGGGCATCCCAGCCTCCGAGCCTGAGCGCTTCCGAGGCCCGCAGTTCCACGGCGGCTGGTGTGACGAGCTGGCGGCTTGGGAGTACCTGCAAGACGCTTGGGACATGATGCAGTTCGGCCTGCGTCTGGGTAAGAAGGTGCGGTTGATCTGCACCACGACCCCGAGGCCGAAAGACTTGATCCTCGATCTGGTGGACAGGTCGGGCGACGATGTAGCGCTGGTGACCGCCTCGACCTACGAGAACCTCGACAACCTCGCTGACAACTTCAGGAAGCAGATCCTTCAATACGAGGGCACGAAGCTAGGACGGCAAGAGATCTACGCTGAGCTGATCGACCCTGAAGAAGGTGGGATGGTCAAGCGTGAGCACTTCCGCCTGTGGCCTGCCAACAAACCCTTCCCTAAATTTGAGTACATCATCCAATCCTATGACTGCGCGTACACGGAAAAGACTGTCAATGACCCAACCGCCGCCACCACTTGGGGAGTCTTTAAGCCTCAAGACGGCCCGATGTCTGTCATGCTCATCGATGCGTGGCAAGACCGTCTTCAGTACCCGGATCTCCGTCCGAAGGTTATTGAAGAGTACAAAGTATCGTATGGCGCTGACCCCGAGGATGAAGAGCGAGGAAACTTTGTCGGTGGAAAGAAGGTGGATCTTGTCCTTATTGAAGACAAGGCTGCTGGGATTAGCCTGATCCAAGACTTACAGCGGGCGCACCTGCCTGTGAGGGCGTACAACCCCGGGCGGGCGGACAAGATACAGCGGCTGTCGATTGTGGCGAACATCATCGCGCACAAGCGGGTGTGGATCCCTGAGAGCTCGAACAAGAAGGGGTTCGTCCGCGACTGGGCTGAGGGGTTCGTGAGTCAGATCTGCAGCTTCCCTGAGTCAACGCACGATGACTTTGTAGACAGTTGCACTCAAGCACTACGGTACTTGAGGGATGCGGGTTTCCTTGACATTGACCCATACGTTGAGGAAGATCGGGAAGTTGAATATTACGGACGCAAGAAGGGTAATCCTTATGCGGTGTGACGATGGCGCTATCAATCCTTAAAAACCTGAAGAAGGTTCAACGTGAGATCAAGGCCGCAACCAAAGCGGGTGACACTGCTGAGGCTTTGGCGGCTCAAAAGCGCTTGAACGAAATCATTAAAGGTGGGGTGAACTCCCCGCTGATGCCTCGTGCTGCTCCGTTAGGTGAAGCCCAGATTCAGGCGTATGCCGAGCGCATGGCACCGCAGATCGCTGGTGAGCTGACCCGCAAAGAGAAGAGCGCGGAGACGCTTGCAGGCAAGAGCCAGAAGCAGTTCAAGCGTGAGCAGACGCTGCCGGTTGATCGCAAGGTATTACCGGGTGCTGTTGATCCGTCGGCTCCGCTGCCCTCTATGACGCTGGAAGATAAGATAGGCTCGGTGTTGCTCGGTCTGCCGGGTGATCCAACGCTGGCGCGTGTGAGCCTGTCAGGGATTGGCGATGTGCCGTTCGAACGGGCTGTAACGCAGCACGGTGGCCCTCGCTATGGCGATGAGAACAAGCTGTGGGCGTCTAACTTAAGCGCGGCTACAGGGCTTCTGAATGCGGCTGACAGGGCTTCTCGGCAGTTTGGCGACGCTCCGGTGGTTGCGTCGTACATGAAGATGCCAAGCGGGTTTGGGTTTGCCCAGCACTATCTGGAGTCACTGCTGCAATATCAACGGCCCGATCTGATGAACAAGGCTGCAAGAGAGGCTTTAGAAAAAGACATCAAGGCAGGTTTTATTGATTCTGATGGCAAGCGCGTCACGTTTCCCAACTTCCCCGGCTTTGATGACCTTGGCGCTGTAGCACAGGCTGCTGAGAGCAACTCAATTTTGCGTAAGCACATAGCGGCGAAGTTAGGCACAAGTGAGAAGTACGGCCTGCGTCCTGCCGCCGATGTGCAGTTTGCCGTAAGTCACCCTGAGCTGACCAACTTAGAGACAGGCGCGTCAGGCTTTACGCTGGGTGAGTTGACCCCCAGCCCACTGACTGAGTCGGCGCACCCGAGTTACTCTTACGACATTCCGGGCAAAGTCTTAGGCCAGATGCAGTATTCAACGCCGTATGACTTGCTGTATCGAGATCAGTTGGAGTTGATCCGCCAGAACCCGAAGTCGCCTGAGTTCAACACGCTGAAGTTGCTAGGCGCTCGGCAGCAGATCGATGAGCAGCTAGTCAACGAGATCAACGAATACCAAGAGCGCGTGCGTCGATTGATCGGCAAGAAGAAAGGCGGCGCTGTAAAGAAAGCCGAAGGCGGCACTGTGAGCTATGAACTCCCTGACGATGTCACCCCACAGAACTGGCGTGATCAGCTAGAGACCAACGTCTTGAACGATGCGCGTGCATTGATTGGCGTGAAAGAAGGTGGCCCGATCAATCTTGACCGTTTGCTTGAGAAGGCGGTGCGTAAGGCGAATGGTGGCCCTGCCAATCTAGACGACATGCTGAAGTGGGCGGTGGCTAAGCACAACCACAAGATGAAGAAGGGCGGCGAGGTCAGCCAGACGTTCCCGCTCAAGAAAGACGAAGAAGAAGAGCGGATGTTTAGCCCTGCCCCGTTGAAGATTCCTCCCGTTTTCAAAGAAACAGTCGATGCGCTGAAGGCAGAGTACGAGAGAGAGCGCCAGTCAATGAATAAGCCCCGAGCTAGTACAGATACGGGGTTAGGTATAGCCGCTGAAATATTAGGGTCACCAATGAATGCGATTGGCGATCTTGGCAAGGCTATTGACCACGTGCAAAAGACGCACCCGCTATTGCGTAAGCCAGCGTCTGTAATGGACTCTGTTGATAAGACGCCTTCTATGGGTTACGCACCCAAAATTTCTTTTTCTCCAGAAGGTGAAATGCCTTATGGCTCCGAACATATGCGTGAGCTTATGACGAGAAGTGGAATGACAACTGGTGAGAGGCGTCCGCTTATAGAAATGGCTGGGGCTATTATGGCTCCCTTTGCTGCATCCAAAGCTCTGAAGTACGGTAAGGCGGGTGTTGAAGCGTTGGCACCGACTGCAGCCGAGATGCTGGAGTTTCAGCTTGCACAATCGATGAAGCCGTACCAGATGGCTATTGCGCCTGAGGGTAAGGCTGGCAAGGTGAAGGCACCTGCAAACCCTGTGGGCTTTTACAACCCCGCAGAGAAGGCGGCATTGAACCTGCAGCGCAAGCAGGGTGCTGGATCGGCGTTCGTGTCTGACCTACAGAAGACACCGGGCGTGAACCAAGAGCGCCTGACTGAGCTGGGGCTAGGCGACTTGGCAAGCCGTCCTAACGTGACGCGAGATGAGATCCTTGCGGCGGCTGAGCAGAACCGCATTCCGTTGCGTGAGACTGTTCGCCGTCCTTATCAAGAGTCGGAAGAATTTAGCGAGACAGTTGAAGGCTTGAGAGCAAGCAATCGGTTCTACGAGGGCGGCATCCAGCAGATGCAAGATAGGATTAGGGAGGTTATGCAAAACGCGCCTGACAGTCCGTTGATTGCTGAGTACGAGCGCAAGATCGAAGCGATGAAACAGCACATTGATAAGAACAATCAACGATTGGCATCAAGCCAGCCATCGCTCTACGGCCCTGACTCGCATCCTGACTACAACATGCCGGGCGGTGAGAACTACCGTGAGATTCGTGTTCAATTGCCAAAAACTGACGACAATTTTATGCGCCAAGCCCACCACGGCGACGAGCCTAACGTTCTATTCCACCTGCGCGTAGCTGATCACACTGACGCAGAAGGCAAAAAAGGCCTGCTGATTGATGAGCTGCAGTCTGATTGGCATCAGTCGGGTAGAGAAAAAGGTTATCGTCTGCCATCCGAAGTTACAGCGCCGATGGACTCTGAGTACAGGGCGTTAGTGCACAAAAACAGAGAGGCCGTTGAAGCGGGTAGGACGCCAGACCCGAAAGATGTAGCGCGGGCTCAATTGTTAGAGCAAGAGTTAATCAGGTCGGATAGCTCAAAAATACCAAACGCTCCTTTCAAAGACAACTGGTATCAGCTTGGCTTAAAGCGTGCGATCAAAGAAGCGGCAGACACCGGCATGGATCGCGTGTACCTGACGACGGGTGCGCGGCAGGCTGATCGCTATGACTTGAGCAAACATATTGATGAGCTTGTTTACCAAAACGGTACATTGCACGCCTACAAGGATGGTCAGCTAGTTATTGACAAGACTGATATACCGCAGGACAAGCTGCAAGATTATGTTGGTAAAGATGCTGCTAAAAAGTTGATTGACCAGAAGCCCAACGAATATGGGACGAAGTCTTTGGCTGGCTTGGATCTCAAAGTCGGTGGCGAAGGTATGCGCCAGTATTACGACAAGACCTACAAGAACTACCTCGACAAGTACGCCAAGCAGTTTGGCGGCAGAGTTGGTGAGACCACGTTGCCTCAGGCTAGTGATATTGAAAATGTAAATCAAAGAATCAGAGCCGTGCACGGTGACAATACTGCCAACATTTTTGGATTCCGAACGACAGACGGTAAAGTTTTTGAATCGCGTTGGGATGCGATTGATCATGAAAAAAGAATTTCCAACATTGGCGAAAAAGTCTACTACATCGACATCACGCCCAAGATGATTGAGTCCGCTAAGAAAGGCCAGTCCTATGCCTTCGGTGGCGGCGTATTTAACACTGATCCTGACATTACTGATTCTGGTCGGATCATTCCTGAGCACACAATTTAGAGGAAAGCATCATGCCTGAAATGCCTATCGACCCTGAGTTTGGTCGTTTCATCGCGGGGATCACGGAGACTGAAGACGGTGGTGCTTTAGTTGAGATGGAAGACGACGAGATGGAAGTTGAAGAGCTGGAGGATGGCTCTGCGATTGTCCGCGAGTCTGAGTTCAAAGGCCCCGAGGAAGACGAAGACTTCTACTCTAACCTTGCCGAGACGGTTGACGACCTCGATCTGAGCGTCCTTGCGACCAAGTATCTGGGGATGTTCGATAAGGACAAGGAAGACCGCAAAGAGCGCGACAAGCAGTACGAGGATGGATTGCGCCGTACAGGCTTGGGGAACGATGCGCCGGGTGGTGCAAACTTCAACGGTGCCTCGAAGGTGGTGCATCCGATCATGGCTGAGGCTTGCGTAGACTTTGCTGCGCGGGCGATCAAAGAGCTGTTCCCACCTGATGGCCCGACTCGTACCAAGATCGTGGGCGAGGTTACGCCTGAGAAGACTGACAGGGCTGAGCGCAAGCGCGACTACATGAACTGGCAGTTGACTGAGCAGATCGAAGAATATCGGGATGAGCAGGAGCAGATGTTTACCCAGCTCCCAATGGGTGGCTCTCAGTACATGAAGATGTGGTACGACGAGCAGAAGAAGCGTCCGTGCTCGGAGTTCGTGCCGATTGACAACATTCTGTTGCCGTTTGCTGCCTCGAACTTCTATACGGCGCAGCGTGCGACTGAGATGCAGGACATTACCGAGTACGAGTTCCGTGCGCGTATTGATCGCGGGCTGTACAAGGATGTGGACTTAATCCGTGCCAGCATGGATCCTGAGCCTACAGGCCCTGAAAAGGCGAACGACAAGATTGAAGGCCGTAAGCGTGGCGAGAATATTGACGGCTTGCGTCGCGTTTACCACTGCTACACCTACCTTGAGCTGGAAGACGACCCTCGGACGAAGGGCAAGTCGGCTCCGTACATCCTGATGATCGACGAGTTGGACTCTGAGGTCGTTGGCTTATACCGGAACTGGGAAGAGGGCGACGAGACGATGACCAAGTTGGACTGGATCGTCGAGTTTAAGTTCATCCCTTGGCGTGGCGCGTATGCGATTGGCCTGCCACACCTGATTGGTGGCTTGTCTGCGGCTCTAACGGGTGCTTTACGAGCGCTTTTGGACACCGCGCACATCAATAACTCGGCGACGATGATCAAACTGAAGGGGGCGAAGGTCTCTGGACAGTCGGATCAGATCGAAGTTACTGAGGTTAAGGAGATTGAAGCGGCTCCGGGGGTGGACGACATCCGTAAAGTAGCGATGCCGCTGCCATTTAACCCGCCAAGCCCCGTACTTTTTGAGCTTTTGGGGTGGCTGACGCAGGCTGCGAAGGGTGTGATCACCACTTCTGAGGAAAAAATCGCTGATGTGACCTCACAAGCGCCTGTTGGCACGACTTTGGCGATGATTGAGCAGGGCGCGGCGGTGTTTTCGGCGATCCATGCGCGTCTACATGAGTCACAGAAGCGCGTTTTGATGATTTTGGGTCGGATTAACCGCTGGTATCTGGACGATCAGACGAAAGGCGACGTTGTTGCCGACCTAGAGATCAGCCGAGACGACTTTAATCGGAATTCTGACGTTATTCCGGTGTCGGATCCGCATATTTTTAGCGAATCCCAGCGTATGGCGCAGACCCAGATGGTCATTTCGCTGATGGATAAGTACCCGCAGATGTTCGATCAGGCGGCGGTGATCACTAGGATTTTGAAGCAGGCGAAGATCCCGAACGTAAACGAGCTCATGCCTGCCTCTGCGAAGCCCGTAGAGGCCGCTGCAAGCGACGAAAACGCTGCGATGGCATTGGGTAAGCCTGCGTTCGCTTATCCCCGCCAAGACCACCTAGCGCACATCCAAGCGCATTTAGATTTTGCTAAGGATCCGATCTTTGGTTCCAACCCGCTGTTCGCTCAGAAGTTTATCCCTCAGGTGATCGAGCACGCCAAGCAGCACATGATGCTCTGGTACACGAATCAGATTAACCAATACGCAACATCCGGCACGGAGATCAATCTGCAGAAGTATGCGGACATCGATGCGCCTAAAGAGATTGATCGCACTGTGGCGGTGGCTTCTCAGCACGTGGCGATGGATAGCCAGCAGGTGTTTGCCCAAGTGTTGCCAATTCTGCAGCAGTTGAGCCAGCAGTTGCAGCAGATGACGCAGGCGCAGGCTGAGATGCAGAAGCGGATGCTGGCTGACCCGCAGGCTCAAGCGGTACTGGAGTCGTCGCTGGCTGAGACACAGCGTCGAGCTGCACGAGATCAGGCTGACATCGCTCTGAAGAAAGATGAGCAGAAGATCGACATAGCCAAGAATGCTGAGGACAACCTCACGAAAGAACGTATTGCCACTGCAAAGATTAGCTTCGATGCAGACCGGCTACGTAAGGAGCAGGAAGACACTGCTATTTCGCTGCAAGAAGCAGCACAACGCACTTTAGGGAGTCTGTAATGGCGACAACTGATAAGGATCAACAGTCAGAGCTGGTTAAGCAACATCAGCGTATGGCTGCGGGCGCGTGGGTAACTGGCGAAACGCTCAAAGAGCAAGGCTCTGCGACGATGCCAGAGGCTAACAGCGACCACGGTAATTTCAGTGGTAAGGGCATCGACAAGTCGAACGCATGAGGTATGTGTCTGACTTGATTGACGCGCTGAAGAACGAGCAGGCGAAGATTCAGCTAAGCCTTGCACAAGGGCACGCCCCTACGTTTGACTCGTATCAACGGCTGGTAGGCAATCACCAAGGCTTGCAGGATGCCTTGGACATTATTAACAACTTGTTAAAGGAAGCAGATGAAGATGAATGAGCCGGTAGCTTTTGACCAAGCTGAAATCGAGTGGGCTTTTCCCACGGTTGATCCCGGTGCCAAACCTCTTGGAGCAAGAATCTTAGTTCAGTTACGCCGTGCCAAAAAGAAGGCAACTTCTGCGGGGATCATCCTAGTCGAAGAGACGAAGGAGACCGAGAAGTGGCAGAACATGGTGGCTAAGGTTATCGCAGTAGGCCCGTTGGCCTTCAAGAAGCGCGACACAATGGAACCGTGGCCTGAGGGCTCGTGGTGCGAGGAGGGTGACTTTATTCGCGTCCCTAAGTGGGGCGGTGATCGCTGGGAAGTTCTCGTTGAGAGCCAGCCGGATGAAGATCCTGCGCTTTTTGCAGTGTTCAATGATCATGAGGTAATTGCCAAAGTAACAGGCGATCCTCTGTCTATGAGGGCTTTCGTATGAGTGAGAACAAAGACGAATTGATTGTCAAAGAAGCAAGCGATGGGTCGGCAATAATCGATCTGCCTGCTGATTTGATTGAGGAAGATGAGCCTCGGCAGGTTGAGTCAGCCGAGCCTAGTGAAGAAGAAGATGATGCTGCTGCCGAAGCCGAGATGGCTGATGGCGGCGACATAGACCCCGAGCAAGAGGCTATGCGTGCTGCACGCCGGGCTAAGCGTAAGGCTCGGAAGGAGTACCACAAGCAAGTTTCTGCCGAGAAGGACGTTAGGTTACAGAACCTGCAACGGCAGAATAACGAGCTGATGGAGCGCCTATCGGCTTTGGAGCGCAAGCAGACTGGTTCAGATCTCGCCCGGATTGACAAGGCGATTGAAGACCAGAAGATGCGTATCCAGTACGCCAAGTCCAAGATGAAGGAGGCGGCGGAGGCTGGTGACGGCGATCTGTTGACTGCGGCTGAGGAGATGGTGTACGAGGCTCGTCGTCAGGCTGAGGCGCTTGAGCAATTTAAGCGTCGGTCTGTGCAGGAGCCTGCCCCGCAGCCGATTCAGCAGGATCCACAGATGCAGCAATATGCCCGTGAATGGATGGAAAATCACGGCGATTGGTACGACCCGATGGGTGGGAATACCGACTCAAAGATCGCTTTGGCAGTAGACGCATCCTTGGCTGAAGAAGGCTGGGATCCTAAGATGAAAGATTATTGGCGTGAACTTGACAAACGCTTGTCAGAAGTGCTACCGCATAGGTATACTGATATTACTAATGAACGACCCCAGAAAAGCCGTCCAAGGAATGTGGTGACAGGCGGAGGGCGCGAATCAGTCTCTAGTGCGGGTGCCAGTCGAGGTACCTTCACTTTGAACCCAGACCAAGTCCGGGCGATGAAAGAGGCTGGCATGTGGGATAACCCGGAGAAACGGGCACGCATGATCAGGCGCTACGCAGTGGAAGCACGTAAAAACGGACAAAGGAGCTAATTATGGACAGTCGTTTAAAGAAATCCCTCAACACTGGTGGGCGCGAATCTCGCGCTAGTCTTGACTCAAGTCGAGAGGCACCGGAGGAAATGTTTGTATCCGCCGAAGAACGTCGCAAGATGTGGAAGGACGAATGGGTACAAAGCGCATTGCCGCCAGCCCCTGACCTGCCCGGATGGCACGTCTGCTGGCTTTCGACAACCAACAGTTACGACAGTATTGATAAGCGCTTGCGCCTTGGCTACACCCCAGTAATGGCGGATGAAGTCAAAGGTTACGAGAATTGGCGCGTAAAGGCTGGCGAACATAGCGGTTATGTCGCGTGCAATGAGATGCTGCTGTTTAAGATCCCTATGGATACGTACCAAGACATCATGGCGCACTTCCACCACGATCAACCGTTGGAAGAAGCGAATAAGATCAAGGTACAGGCGGAGTCTCAACTTGGACGCGATAGCCGAGGTAAGTCCCTCGGTCAAGTCGAAGGCGACGGGTTGGAGCAAATTGACAAACCGATTCCTGCCCCTATTTTTCATGGGTAGGTTTTGAAACCTAATGGAGTGAATCATGACTGTTGCTGCTGCTCCGTTTGGCCTGCGCCCTGCATTCCATCCTTCCGGTCTGGATCGTGCAGTTGCTCTCGCTAACGGTATCGAAACCGTTTCCACCAGTGGAAACACCTCGCTTGGCTATGCCTCGAACATCTTCAAGGGTGCGCCCGTTAAGATGAACACGGCTGGCTATATTGAAAACATCTCTTCGACTGAAGCGTTCCTCGGTGCCTTTGCTGGCGTTGAGTGGACTGACGCCACAGGTCGTCGTCGCGTGTCGAACTTCTGGCCTGCGAACGAGTCGTTCCAAGTTGGTTCGGTCATTGCGTATTACTACCAAGACCCGAACATCGTTTATGAGATCCAAGCTGCTGGCAACCTGACTCAGGGTGCTATTGGTGATCAGTTCGATTTCACCAACCCAACTGCTGGTTCGTCATCGACCGGTCTGTCGTCGGCTTCTATGAGCACCTCGGGTGCTGGTAGCGGTGCGACTAACCAACTGCGCGTCATCAACATTGCTCCGTATCCGGACAATGCTTGGGGTGATGGCTTTCCTATCGTGCAAGTACAGGTTGCTCTCAGCCAGTACGTTGCTGCGATCAACGCTATTTAAAGGAGGGCATGAATCATGGCAGCCCCAATGAGAAGTACCGACTTTCGTAGCATAGTCGAACCTATCCTGAATGAATGTTTTGACGGTGTCTACGATCAGCGTACTGATGAATGGTCTCGCGTATTCCGTGAGCAAGAAGGTATCCCACGTAACTACCACGAAGAGCCAGTGCTGTATGGTTTTGGCGCTGCTCCGCAACTGCCTGACGGTACTCCTGTTACCTATCAGCAGGGCGGCGTGCTGTTCTTAAAGCGCTATGTCTACTCGGTGTTTGGTCTGGCATTTGCTCTGACCAAAGTGCTGGTAGAAGATGGTGATCACATCCGTATCGGTCAAGTCTATGCCAAGCACTTGGCACAGTCGCTGATCGAGACGAAAGAGACGCTATCTGCAAACGTGCTGAACCGTGCGTTCAACTCAGCCTATCCGGGTGGTGACGGCGTTCCTCTGAACTCCGCTTCGCATCCGATTGTCAACGGCACCTTCAGCAACCTGCTGACGACTGCTGCAAACCTGTCGCAGACTTCTCTGGAACAGATGCTGATCCAGATTCGTCAGGCAGTTGACAACAACGGCAAGAAGATCCGTTTGGTTCCTCGTCAGCTTGTTGTTGCCCCCGGCAACATCTTCCAAGCAGAAGTTCTGCTGAAGTCGGTTCTGCGTTCTGGTAACGCAAACAACGACGTCAACCCAATCAAGTCAATCGGCCTGTTGGACGAAGGCGCTGCAGTTCTGTCGCGTCTGACTTCTTCGACCGCTTGGTGGGTGCAGACTGACGCTCCAGAAGGCATGAAGCTGATGATGCGTCGTGGTCTGGAGAAGACGATGGAAGGTGATTTCGAAACTGACTCGATGCGCTACAAGGCAACCGAGCGTTACGACGTTGGCTTCACTGACCCACGTGCCATGTACGGCACACCGGGCGTCTAACTATCTAAGAACAGGAGAAAATCATGCTGACTAATTTCCCAAATGGGATAACCAGTTTCGGCGTGCCTGTTCTTGGAACTATCGGCGGTCTTCCGTTTACTGGTAACTACTATTTCGTAGACCCAGTAAATGGAGCCGATGGCAACGAAGGCACCCCCGAACTTCCCCTTAAAACCCTGTACGGTGCTTTGGCAAAATGCACTGCTGGCAACAATGATGTTGTCGTCCTGATGGGCGATGGCACTGCGGCTGGTTCGGCACGCTTGTCTACTGCGCTGGCGCAGGAAATCAACTCTTCTGCTACGGCAGGCACTCTGAACTGGAACAAAGATGCGACACACCTAATCGGTGTGGCTGCTCCCACGAATGTGGCGCAGCGTGCACGTATTGCTCCACCGACGGGTACTTACACAGCCGCCACATTCAACAGCGACGCCTTCATCAACGTCACTGCTTCTGGATGCTACTTTGCTAACTTGTCGGTCTTCTGTGGTTTCTCCACAGGTTCGGCAAGCATGATTGCGTGGACTGATTCTGGTGGACGCAATGCATACAGCAACGTGAACATCTACGGCATGGCTGATGCGGCTTCTGCTGGTGGTGCGAACGCTCGTAGTCTGAAGCTCGATGGTGGTGGTGAGCATACGTTCATCAACTGCACATTGGGTGGTGACACGGTTGCTCGTGGCGCGGCAAACGCAACAGTTGAATTGGCAGGTGGCACAGCACGTAACTCGTTTATCGACTGCGTGTTCCCATTCCAGTGCAGCGCTGGCACACCAATTGGTCTGAAAGTTGGCGCGGCTGCTGGCATGGATCGTTACGCCCTATTCAAGGGATGCTCGTTTATCAACAATGTTGGCTCTACTTCGACGACTATGAGCGCTCTGGCGACTCTGGCAGCTTCGGCTGGTGGTCAGGTGGTGATCCAAAATTCGTTGAGTTTGGGCATCACTGAGTTTGGTTCCGACGCCACTTCTCTGGGTCAGATTTACGTCGATATGTCAGCACCGAGCGCATCGGCTGGCGGTATCGCTGTAAATCCGAGCTAATGGACTCCCGAGGGGAAACCCTCGGGGTTCTAATTTAAGGAGCCAGACATGGGACAGTTCAAGCCGATGGTCAAAATGATGACCACCGAGCCTAGCATCGAGCTAAAGCTCAAAAAGGGTGGGCATGTTGCTATGCCCAAGATGAAATCTAAAGATAACGGCACAGGTAGCAAGAAGATGGCTGACGGCGGTATGTCAGGCGTTCTTTCTCGCGCTGGCCTGCCTCCGGGGCCTGTTGGTGGTGCGGCTCCTGCTGCTCCTTCGATGTCTGCGCGTCGTAAGGCGATGATGGGTCGTAAGAAGGCAGACGGCGGCGAGGCTCTCAAAAAGCACGCTGACATGCCTGCTTCCAAGGCTCACAAAGGCCTGAAGACCGGCGGTGTTGCTATGGGTCAAGGTGGCTACAAGAATGGCGGCAGCGTCATTCCTGTGAGCGCATCGAAGCGTGGTGCTGGAAAGTACGAAGAGACCTTGATGCACACTGCTACGCCTGATCGTTCACCAGCTAAGACTGGCGATGTAAAGATGGGCAACGGCGGTGGCTACAAGAAGGGTGGCAACGTCAAGATGGCGATGGGCGGCAATCTAGGCTCTATGCGCCCTGAAAACGTCTCTAATATGGCGGTTGCCAAGAAAAAAACTGGTTTTCGCCCAGTAGTTGATGGGAAACCCCCTCGTCCGTTCGGTGGCCCTTTCGGTTCCGGCCCTAACGATGCGCCACAGGAAGTGATCGATAGGTTTAAAGATCAGGTTAAAAATCCAAGGCGTGGTTCCGGCCCGAATGATGCGGGGCCTATGCCATTGCCTCGTCGTAGCCCTGTAGTGCAGGCTGACAAAGACCGTGCAACTCGTGCCGAAGCCATGTTTGGTAAAAAGTACGCTAAGGGTGGTGGCGTTGAAGGTAACGTCAGCAGCTCTCGTCCGGGCGTAACTAACACGACTACTGGTGAGGTTCGCAAGGGCAATGCAGGCGGCTTTAAGAAGGGTGGTGCCCTAAAAAAGTTTGCTAGGGGTGGATCGGTAAACGACTCTGGT